CTTCATTGTAGGCAAGTTACCAGTATCTACATAGAATACTCTACGCTCTGGTGCACGTGTAATACGATAGATAACTACCGCATTTTCCATCATTCTCAGCTGGTTAGCTGGACGGATGGCTTTATGCAAATATGACAGGGGGATATTTTTGTCTTGGTCAAGAAGCCCAGATGACACAAAACAAATTGCATCTTTTGAAATCTTGAGAGCTTTATCGCTCGCATTACCAGCTTTATACTGTCCTGGTTTACTAGCGATCCCCTTATCATCATAAACAAAATATTCTTTCACGTCTTTAATCATTTGGACGCCAGTCTTAGGATCTTTTTCCTTCTTGACTTCGCGCACCTTTTTGATCTTGCGTGGGTCAATATAACGAACGTCATATAAACCCTTTTTTGGGTTGGCTTTATCTACTAACTTATGGAAGTAGATTCGACCATCAATATACCAGCGTCTGTAATAATCTTGTGCACGATTATTAAAATCAAGTAGTGCTAGCACATTAGTAAACTCGTCAGCAATTGCCTTTTTCACAGTTGCTGATACTTTAACAGCATCGGTGTCACATTCAACTGGCTTTTCATCTTCGAGGTTAGAGATACTATCATTTACAATATCTTCAATGGCTGCATCAACATCAGCAAACATTGAGATATCTCTGTATCTCTTAATGAGTTGCTCCTCGGTATTCGCAACTCCCTCGACATCAAAGTATGTGCCATAGTATCCACCACCTCTGATAGATTCAATAGCACCATCGTCGTCTGGAGCCACGAAAGACTGTGCTGTTCGTGGCTCCTTTTTACGATTTATTTCAAAACCAAATAATTCCATTATAATTCCTCTATACTAGATGTAAGACTATTTATGCTACATCATAATGTGTATATTGGAAAGTCACCGTAAATTCTTCAAAGATATCGTTCTGTGCATATTGCAGGGCAATCTCAGACATATTGATTGGGAAAGCGTTACGAAGCGTATATTGCCCACCAGTCAATACTTCATCATTGCGGTCAAGATGCTCAACAACGAGATCAGCTTGATATTCACTTGGTGTGAGAACACCAGTGTTATCAGTTCTATTATTCAGACCATTCATCCATTGCTCAAATGGCGCGCGGAGAGAGAAGTCTGTATCATTCACGATTGTGATTGTGAATGGGTCAAAGATTCTTTCACCAGCCAGTTTGATTTCGCGACCGCGATACTGGATAATGGCAGGGTTAACATTTGATGCTGGCAAAGCTGCACCTGTTACGAGCAGACTATAGCTTGTGTCAACATTTGGCACATAACTTGGGAAGGCGAGGCTCACTCTAAACTGATTAGGGCGAGCACCACCTGCGCCTAGTCTAGCCTTAAATTCTTCAATATTCATTGCGTTTTCTCCTTAAATACTAGATTAGGCTCCCAGCTCTTCGAACGATATACCTGTTCGAGTCGCTACGAAAGTCAGTGTGATAAAGTTGATTGACTTGGCTGGCTTGATAAAGATATCAGCGCGGAACTCATTGGCGTCAATAACTTGACCAGTGTTATTTGTTTCGTCGCATACGACACGGAAGTCATATACACCACGACGACCTTGAACGTCACGCAAGAATGGCTCAACTAATGAGCGGAACTGAGCGCGAGTGAAGGCATCATTGAATTCAAACAACTGGAACTTAGCAGCCGAAGCAATCGCTTTCTCTAAGACGATGAAGAGGCGACGAACATTGATACGGTTGAAGGCACTAGATTTTGCTAAGAGCGTTTTATCACCAAAAAGGATAACACCCTGAGCAGCAGATTGGACGATTGGGTTCACACCAGCCGAATAAAGTGTATCGCGGTCAGCTTTCTTAGGGTTGAAAGCCAGCTTTACAGCATTTTTGATCGCACCACGATTCACACCAGCAGGAGAGAACCATGGGTCAGCAGTGAGGTCAGTGTTAACACAAGCACCAGCGGTGTCAGCGTTACATGGAACCCATACATAATTGTCATTATAGCGGTCATACATATACTTCCAACCGCTATCCATAGCAGCAAACGAAGATCTTGTATAACTTGACAATTCACCAGTAATTGCAGTTACTTCTGAACCAGCGTTGTTAACGACCGATGCACGTGCAGGTGAAACAAAGACCATGCAGTCCTTGCGAACGTCAGCAACATTATCGATGATATAGTCACCAACTGTTGCACTGTGACCACCAGCGATAAGCAAGCTGACATCAGTTTCTTCGTCATTTGCGAAGAAAGCATAAGAACTTTGAAGATTACCATCAGTAGGTGAAGCATCTACACCACCTGTGAACGACCAAGCATCTGTGTCAGCTTCACTCAAAACCTGATAGATTTTGTTAGTAGCTGTATTGACAGTTGTCACGGCAGTTCCCCATTTTGAACCAAGGAAATCATTAGAACCATCAGCACCATCTGTTGGAACTTGGTCTCCCCAGTAGATATACTGGGATCTATTATTGAGAACGTCTTTGTAGTAATTCAATTCGTTTTGATCGTTTCTAGCTCCTGGAATCTTAGAAAGACCTTCAAATTTTTCCAGAACTGTTCCAGCTGTCCCTGTGATAGCACCGTCTTCATCGATGACAATCACATGCACTTCGTCATAGTTTACGCCATTATTACTACCATATGTCGAGGTAGATGGTGTAGCGTCAAAGTTTGATGCATATGTCCAAGCTGTTGTCAGAACGGTTGTAGCTTCAGCGTGATCAGTTGAGTCGCCCGCCAAACCACCACCAGTAAACGTTACTGTTGGAGCACTTGTGTAGCCAACTCCTGGAAAATCGAGTTTGACAGAGGCAACTGTGTCAGATGCCGCGCCAGAGCCAAGAACAGCCGTAGCTGTTGCAGTCACACCACCAGCAGGTGCTGCACCGAGTGTTACGGTTGGAACGCTGGTATAATTATCACCTGCATCGGACACCGTAATAGATGCTACAGAAGAAGCTGTAAAGTTGCCAATATCAGCGACTGATACTTTCAGTGAGTTACCCAATGAACCTGGATATTTAGCTATGAATGGACCATTGAAACCTTGACCCGTAGAGTAAGATACTTCATACTCGTCTTCGTTTCTCACCAGAACAGCGTCATCAGCGACCGTCGCTGTAGCAGCAGCACTATTACCACTACCGCCTGAAATAGTAACGGTAGGAGGATTAGTTGAATCATAACCAGAACCAGCATTGGTGATGGTGATACTTAAAACAGTAGTGCCATCACCGCGATTAGCAGTAGCAGTTGCTGTTACACCATTTGGGTCTTCAGTAGGTGCAGAAATGATTACTGTAGGGTCACTTGAGTAACCCGAACCAGCATTAGTAACTGCGATTGCTGTAACAGTTCCTGTCAGTTGTGAAACAGCGTTTCTAGCAGCATCACCAACTTCGCGAGAAACAAGCAAGCTAGATCCGTATGCTAAAAAAGAAGCAGCAGTAAGGAAGTCAACATTTGTTGTAGAATTAGGTTTGCCGTAGCGAGCAACTAGAGTGTTTTCGCTATCAACTGATGTAAGCTCGCGAGCTGGACCCCATGCAAAGTCGCCGACGAAACCACCCGTTGTGGTTCCTACTGAAGGAACGACGTTTGAGGCATCCTGTTCTCTTACAAGAACTCCTGGACTTAATTGAAATGCCATGTTTTATCTCCTCGATATTATGGATTATCGTTTATTAGTTTTTATCACTGAAATTATTTATAAAAACCGCGTTTTCGCTTTCCCATCGATTGAGAACCATAAATCACCACCCATTACCTCCGCTTCAGGTTCTGAACCATCCAGAATTTCACCGAATGGGGTTAAGTCATTCTCAATCATACGCATTTCAGCATTGAATAGACCTTCCCTTACATTGACATTAGTCAAGTCAGAAAAGAAAGAGTTTGTAGTGACCCATCCAAATAACACAAGACTCATCGCTAGGTCATCATTATAACCTTCATCTGCCTGAAAAGTTTGTCCCTTTTCAGTAAATACTGACAACTCACCGATAATATCAGAATCATGTATTAGTAATTTTTTGTCCTCAATTAAAGATTTTATGGCAAAGCAACCTTGCCGTTTCACTGCCTTTGATGTTGTAACACCTAATTTAGCAGAACGACCAAATCCTGGGGTTAGATATTGTTTACTATTTTCAGTAAGGGTTGTGAAAACATTCTCATATTCTTCCTCTTGGTGTAGAATATCAAGAACTTGTTGGCCAATATCATTTGATTCAACAAGGACATAAGCGTTATTGAAGTCTCTTGCTACCTTTGATATAACACTAGGGTATAACATAGGCGATATCTTGTTATGTTTATATTTGCCGACCAACTTATATGGCATCTCTGTCACATCGATTAGAGTGAAAGCAGAATAGTCGCCGCCTATACCTCTAGCAACATCAGCCGTGATAACATAATAATGGTCTGGTTGTGGGTCTTCATATAAATCTAAGCCATCTTTACTATATTCAGGGTGTTTCGCGCTCATCACCGCCAATGTTTTACCATTGATAAGTGTATTTGTAGAGCCGAGGAACTCACAAAGCACCTCTTGATTAAACTTCAATTCACCGAGAAGTTTAAGTTGTTCGTCTGCCCATGCTTCGTCTCTTCCAGGAATCTCACTATATGGTATAAACATACGTTTGAACCCATTTTTACCTTCTTCAGCCTCGTTCCAAAACTTCCAGAAGTGATTATAACCGAGCGGTGTAGATGTGAGTAGAATTTTAGTTGTCTCACCAGCCGAAATAGTAGGATAAACAGCAGTAAAAAACTCATCGGCGATATTATTTGGGATAATAGCTGCCTCATCAATGTATAGCCAGTTTACCGACTTACCACGAATACCAGATGATGTTGTAGCGGAAGTAAATACGACTGAACCATTTTCTAGATCCACATTACCTTTATTCCAAGTCTTTACACCTTGCTGCATCCAGATAGGTAATCCTTCATACATAATTTGATACCGAGCCAACACTTCTCGGGCAGCTGTAGTTTTGTTAGCGAGGATAGCAACTGTTTTATTCTCGTTGAAGATAGTGTAATGTAAGATACAAGCAGCCGCTGTAACTGTCTTACCTTGCTGACGACCTTCCATTAAGATCGTCTGCCGATTGTTCATAATGAAGTCGACTTTTTCCTTTTGGCAGTCATACAGCTTAAATGGTTGCAACCCCTTATCCAAAGTTACAATTTGACAATACGTCTCGATAAAATATATTGGATCATCTTTACACTTTAGCAGCTCTTTAATCTGCTCTTTTGTAAAGTCGTGTTGATAACCAATAGATTTTAGATTAGGATTACCGTGATATGATGTTTCTTCAGTCGGAACTGCCATCTATTTCGCCTTCGATGATAGGAGCATCATCTTCTTTCAACGCTTTCATCAAATCTGATGTGCTTCCATTAAATAAAACATTAGTCTGGTGACCAATTTTGGCTATAGAAGGTTTACCTTCGACATCGTCTATTTTCTTTTTCTTCGCTTGGATATCCATCATATCCTTCGCTTGATCACTCAGAGACTTGATGAGCTGTCCTGCAACTTCATATGCTCGAGGATTGTCGCTGTTTGTGGCGACATTCATAATACCTTGAATTGCTTCTTCGCCATAAACCATAGCTCGCTTCAATGCATCTCGAGCTTCTTGAAAATCAGAGTCTAACCCATCATTGATTGCTTTTTCTAAGACAGGTTTAGCTGTTTCAAGTTCGTTGGTTGTGGTTTCGAATGTTTTATCTAATGCGTCAAATACTTTATTATTCATAACTAATATCAAACTCCTCAAGGAATCGATATGAATCATCAACCCCCTGATTACCACCATCTGGTGCTTCAAATGTTACTGAAGGCACAGAACTATAACCGCTTCCTGCATCGTCAATTACTACACTAGCAACACGGAACTTACCACTATTTAGGGGATCTGGTTCCATTACTGCATGCGCTCTACCATTACCAGTAACAGATACATTTGGACCAGATTCTGAATAACCCTCGCCTTTATATGTAACAGCTATAGAATTTAGAGCATCACCGCTAATCGTCGCCGTTCCCGTGGCAGTAGCAGCTGAAACTGTATATTTTTGAGTCCTTCGTTCACCAGTAAACTCAGGATTCTGGAACACATCGACTATGGACTTACGAATAATATCTTGATTACCAACATAACCATAGAAGTTAAGTTTCATGGTGAATGTCAACGTCCATACGATACTTTGTCTTTCCGCGAAAGTTCCAGCTGTATTATCTTCATACCCAATACTTTCCAAGAGGATTTTAATATCGCGTTTGATACCAAGTTCAGGCAAATCATTAACAGTGATGTTGAAGTCAGGATTAAAATATGGTAAGACTTGTTCGATGATACGCAAGCCATCTTCCTGATTTTTAGCAAAGAGGTATAATGACAATGTTAAATCATATGGTGTCGACACGAAAGTTTTAGCGACTGATGTTGCGGAACTTGTTGATTTCTTATGAACCTGTATTGGAGATATTTTTCTTTGAGCATCATAACCGAGTGCAGTAATCTCGAATCCCATACGTGGTAGAACGATGGCGACTTCACCTCGACTCTCGACTGTAGGTATATTTTCGATACGAGATAAGAACTTTTGTTTTGTGGAATACGCGAGTGGCACTCTTAATGTCTGGATTATTTCACCAGATGCATTTTTGCGCTCGATGTTAATATTATTGAATACAGTTCCAAATGCGATAATTGCTTTACGGATGTGTTCGTTATAGAAAGTCTTACCCTTAAACATTACAAGTCTCCGAATGGATTAGATTCAGTAAAGTCAAGAATATTGGTTGCTGTTTCTTGCGCCAAGAAGTCAGCATTATCGCCAGAGACAGAAGGTTTAATTGCATAATCTTCTTTGATAAGCGAACCGCCATCCTCAAGTTGTAACGTGCCAGATGCATCTTCAAGCACAAGCTCGAATAACAACTGATCAACAGTATTATCATCTTCGAGCTGATCAATTCCTGCCAGTCCAGTATCGATAGCCTCTGAGCTATATTCGAACAACTCACAGACCATCTTAAACACATAAATTTTACCGAGTTGATAGAACGGATCTTGGAATTGAACGAATTTAATTTCGAATAGAGAACGTGTTTTAGGGAAGAAGAGTAGGTCACCTTCCATTGGTCTAGCACCGTCGCCCACGAAAGTGCCGCCTGAAGTGTTTACCATATCATCCCAGCGTCTGCGAGCCATAACAAATGTTGCTTGATCGCGGATCTCGATACCGAAGCGTTGGAATAATTCACCATCACCTTCAAACCCTTCAGTATTTTCAAGATACATCTCTAAAGGATATGCCTGTTCAAACTTTGACAATTCGTCTTCGTCAAAGATAGTATCTCTGTTTACAAAAGAGCGAGGCATGTAGTAAATGTCATGCCCATATATTTTCAATGATTCAACAACAAGGTCTTCCACGAGCCGT